CGAGCGCACCCCCTATCTCCGCGAGCCGATGAATGCATGGACCGACCCAAAGATACGGCACATCGTCATGGTGGCCGCGTCCCAGGTCGGCAAGTCTGAATTTCTCAATAACTGCATCGGCTATGTGATCGACCAAGATCCCGGCTCGATCCTGTTTGTCCACCCTACCACCATTGACGCAAAGGAGTATTCCAAGCTCCGCATCGCGCCGATGATCCGCGACTGCCCCACGCTGCGAAAGAAGGTCAGCGACCCCAAGAGCCGTGACAGCGGCAATACCATCCTGCAAAAGACCTACCCCGGAGGCATCCTCACGATGTGCGGCTCCACCGAGGCCCACGCTCTGGCGTCAAAGCCTATCCGCTATGTGCTGGGTGACGAGCGCGACCGCTGGGCGCTGTCTGCTGGTAACGAGGGCGACCCGTGGGATCTGGCGATGGCGCGGCAGACGACATTCTACAACGCGAAAAGCGGTGAGGTGTCCACTCCCACCGTCAAAAACGCCAGCGCCATTGAAGCCGCCTACGCGACCGGCACGATGGAGCGGTGGAAATCCCGCTGCCCTCATTGCGGCGAGTATCACGAGATCCAATGGGCGGACATCCGCTTTGAGCACGACGAGATCATCGTCGCGGGGAAAAAGACCTACAAGGTCCGCAGCGTCTGCTATGCCTGCCCCGGCTGCGGCTGCATCTCCACCGAGGCGGAAATGAAGCGCGCCCCGGCAAGATGGGAGGCGGACAACCCCGCCGCCTATGAGCAGGGCACGCGCTCGTTCTGGCTGAACGCCTTTGTCAGCCAGTGGGCGAGCTGGGAATCCATCATTCTGAAATATCTGAACGCCATCGGCAGTACCCGCAAGATGCAGGTCGTCTACAACACCTGCTTCGGCGAGCTGTGGGAGGATCGCGGAGACCTGGAGGACGAGGACAGTCTGATGGCGCGCCGGGAGGAATACCCGGCCGAGCTGCCGGAGGGCGTGCTTGTTCTGACGGCCGGCGTCGATACACAGGACGACCGCATGGAATACGAGATCGTCGGCCACGGCCACTTTGGTGAGACCTGGGGCATTGAGAAGGGCATCGTCATGGGACGGCCCGACGACGATGCCGTATGGGCGCAGCTGGACGAGCTGGTATTTGATCGCGTTCTGCGCTTTGAGAACGGCGTGGGGCTGAAAATGTCAATGTCCTTTGTGGACGAGGGCGGACACTTCACGCAGGAGGTCCGTATGCAGTGCCGGGCGCGGCTGGGCAAAAAGGTGTTCTGCATCAAGGGTATGCCCGGCAGCGATAAGCCCTACACCGCACCGCCGAAAAAGCAGAAAATCATCATCAAGCAGACGGCGGTCGGAACCTGCTGGCAGTACCAGATCGGCGTTGACTCCGGCAAGGAGGTCATCATGGACAACCTGCGCGTACAGACGCCGGGCGCGAAATATTGTCACTTCCCCAAGCGGGATGACTACGGCTCCGGCTACTTCACAGGGCTGCTCTCCGAGGTCAAGGTCTACGACCCCAACAAAAAGCAGCCGTGGCAGTGGAAGAAGATCCCCGGCCACGAGCGCAACGAGGCGCTGGACTGCCGCAACTACGCGCTGGCGGCGTTCAAGGCGCTTCCTAAGAACCTGGACGAGATAGACAGGCGGCTAAAGGAGGCGGGCGGCGAACGCGCTCCTGCCCCTGTTGCAACGCCTGTCATGCCGCCTCCCGCCGCCAAGCAGAGGCCGAAGCGCAGAAGCGGAAAGAAATACTACGACGATTGGTGAGGTGTCCGATATGGATAAAGTTGAACTGCGGGCGCGGCTGGACTTCTGGCAGAGCGCCCTTTCCAAGCTGCGCGCCGCATATCTGGCTCTTGTGGACGGCGGCGTAAAAAGCTATGTCATCGACGACCGCGAGCTGACGCGCTTCGACCTGCCTGATCTGAAGGACGAGATCGAGGACGCGGAGAAGAAGGTCGATGAGCTTTTAGCAGAGCTGAACGGCCGCAAGCCGAGAAAGGCTTTCGGCATCGTTCCACGCGACTGGTGACCTTTTTCGTGAGGTCACGAAATTGATACCGGCAAAGCGCCCGAAAGGGCTTTTTGCACAGGCAGCCTGGCGGAGTTTGCTCCTTTCGCCGCCGGGCGGCCTGTTTTTTATTCCGAAAACGGGAGGCGATAAGCATTGAGCAACAAGAAAGACCGCCGCCGCGCAGCCGCGCCGCAGGCGAAGGGGTACAGCGAAGCCGGGGCCAGCTTGACGCGGCGGGCGCTCAAGGGATTTGTTCCGGACAGCGGCGCTCCCAATGAGGACATAAACCGCAACAACGCCACCCTGCGGCAGAGGGCGCGAATGCTCTACATGGCCGCGCCGGTGGCTACGGCGGCGATCAATACCAACCGCACCAAGGTCATCGGGACGGGACTGACGCTCAAAGCGTCCGTGGACCGCGAGGTGCTGGGCATCTCCCCGGAGGCGGCAAAGAAGTGGCAGCACGCGGCGGAGATGGAATTCCGGCTGTGGGCAGGGAAAAAGCAGAACTGCGACGCGCTGGGCCTGAACAACTTTGAGAGTTTGCAGCAGCTCGCCTTGAAGTCGTGGCTGCTCAGCGGCGACGTGTTCGCACTGGTCAAGCGATACCCGGCAACACCACTAAACCCCTATACCCTGCGGCTACACATCGTGGAGGCGGACCGCGCCTGCACGCCAAGCGAATATGGCGGCGGTGTCACCATCGGCGGCTTCGTGGAGGGCAAGATTCCAGAGGGAAAGCCTGGCGCTGGCCACAAGGTCTACGACGGCGTGGAGGTGGACGGAAACGGTCGCGTAGTCGCCTATCACATCAGCAACACCTACCCGCACCAGATCACCAGCGAGCCGCAGAAGTGGCAGCGTGTTGAGGCCTACGGCGCCAAGACCGGCCTGCCGAACATTCTCCACATCATGGACAGTGAGCGCCCGGACCAGTACCGCGGCGTTCCTTATCTGGCGCAGGTCATCGAGCCGCTGCTCCAGCTTCGGCGCTATACGGAGTCCGAGCTGATGGCGGCGCTGGTGCAGAGCTTCTTCACTGCATGGATTGAAACGGAGACCGACCCCTCCGATACACCCTTCAACGAGGTCGGCGCAGGAGATATTGCCGGCGTCCCCGCCGAGGTCAACGCGGACGGCGGACCGGTGGCGAACAACATCTCCGATGATGACAACGAGTACGAGATGGGACCGGGTACGGTGACGCACCTCGCCCCCGGGGAAAAGGTCAACTTCGGTAATCCGAACATCCCCACCGCTGGCTTTGAGACCTTTGTCAAGACGCTGTGCAAGCTGGTCGGCGCAGCCTTAGAGCTGCCTTACGATGTGCTGATCAAGGAGTTCAACAGCTCCTATTCCGCAAGCCGAGGCGCGCTGCTGGAGGCGTGGGAAGCATTCAAAATGCGCCGGAAGTGGTTTGTGGACGACTTCTGCCAGCCGGTCTATGAGATGTTCCTGGCCGAAGCGGTCGCTCTGGGGCGCATCAACGCCCCCGGCTTCTTCACGGATCCCCTTGTGCGGGAGGCATGGTGCGGTGCGCGCTGGATCGGCCCCGTGCAGGGCAGCCTTGACCCCAAGAAGGAGGCGGAAGCCGCCCTCATGCTGATCGACAACGCCATCAAGACCCACGAGCAGGTCAGCCGCGAAATGAGCGGCGGCGACTGGGAGGAGAACGTGGAGCAGCTGCAGCGTGAAAACGAGCTGCTGACACAGGCAGGAGGCAACAAGGTCACCGTTGTATCGGCATCGCCGAAAGAAGGTGACGGCGATGAAGACTAACTTCGAGCATCTGCAGAGTCTGAATGTGCGGAGCATGGCGCTCGCCATCTGGAACTACGCAAGCGACTACTGCGCCTATTGCCCGAAGAACATGGAGCGCCGCTGCAACGAGAACTGCCGCGCGGGAATCCGCGAGTGGCTGAACAGTCCCTACATTCCGTCAAGCGATATCTGGAAAGAAAAGAGGTAATGCGCATGAGTATTCCGGCAAAGAGAGCTGGGCGAAAGTCTCCCGCCGTCAGCATCTCGAAAAAGGTCTATACGATGGCCACGGTGGACGGCAGTGATGCCGAGATCACCATGTATGGAGACATCTACGAGGAGCAGCCCACGAACTGGTGGGGCGAGCCCGTCGAGGGGCAGTACATCCTGCTCTCCGAGTTTTTGGAGGACCTCAAGCAGATCTCCGGCTGCACGTCCATCACTATCCGCATGAACAGCTACGGCGGCGACGCCGGATCGTCCAACATGATCCACAACCGCCTGCGGGAGCTGGCGCGGAACGGCACGAAGCTTACCTGCATCGTGGACGGCGTTGCCATGAGCGGCGGCAGTCTTATCATGTGCGCCTGCGATACGGTCAGGGTCAATCCCTCCAGCCTCGTCATGATCCACAAATGCTGGACCTTCCTGTGGGGCGGCTACAACGCCGACGAGCTGCGGGAACAGGCCACCCAGCAGGAGGCGTGGGACAAGATGCAGATGGAGGTCTACACGCGCAAGACCGGGCTGTCGGCCACGGTGATCTCCCACATGATGGCGGACACGACCTATATGACAGGCCGCGAGGCCATCGACAAGGGCTTTGCGGACGAACTGATCGAGGACGCGGAGCCGACCAGCATCGCCGCCAGCGCGGACGGGCGCAGCCTGTTCGTGAACGGGAGGCAGATGCACCTTGCCCCCGGCATGTTTGCGCCGGACAACATTCCCACGGTCACACCCGAGGCCTCCGCCCCGGTTGAGACAGATAAAAACAAGCCGGAAGTCACCGGCGATGAAGGAGGAATTTCCGTGACTAAGGAAGAGCTCCGGGCGAAGTACCCGGACGAGATCGCCCAGGTGGAGGCCGACGCCCGCGCTTCCGTCGATCACACTGAGGCGGTCAACACCGCGATCCAGGCCGAGCGTGCGCGTATGCAGGAGATCGACGAGATTTCCGGCCTGCTCGACGCGACGGATGTGCAGCAGGCCAAGTACGGCGACAAGCCCTGCTCTGCTGCCGACCTGCTGATGGCAGCGGCCAAGAACGCCGCCAAGCAGGGCAAGAAGTTTCTGACCGATCTGAAAAACGACAGCGAGGAATCCGGCGCCGAGGGCGTCCTGCCGCTCCTGCCCCCGCAGTCGAAACGCCCGAGGGCGAAGACGGCGAGAAGAACGACACCCCCGAGGCGCGCATGACCAACGCCCGGAGCATGGTCGCTGACCTGCTGGGCAAGAAGAAGGAGGGCTAAGAACATGATCAATCTGAGTGAAAAGCTCGGCGAGATGACCTTTGACGGTCTGATCACCGACATCAAGCCCGCGCCCGAAGTGCGCGGCGGTGTTATCCGCAAGCTGTCCGCTGCGGCCACGCTCAAGCGCGGCACCATTCTTGCCAAGTCCTCCGGCGCGGCCGGCGACGGCAAGCTGGTGGTGCTGGGTACTGCGGCTGTCAGCAACGAAACGCTGACCCCCGATTGCATTCTGTGTGATGACATCGAGGTCGGCACCGCTGCCGACGAGAAGGTAGCTGTCTACACCGCCGGCTGCTTCGACATCGGCAAGGTGACGGTCTCGGCCAGCTACACCATCACCGAGGGTGATAAGGACAACCTGCGTATGCGCGGCATCGTCTTCAAGGCTGCTGCCGCTGCCAACTAAGGAGGGAATCAACAATGTCTTCTGAACTGAATTTCTTTGACACCTATGTGCTGATGGCGATCACCGAGGAGATCGTTCCTCAGCAGACCTTTTTCCGCGACCGCTACTTCCCCACCGGGGAGCGCGACATCTTCGCCTGCGACAAGGTGCTGACCGAGTACCGCAAGGGCGACCGTAAGATGGCGGCGTTCGTCTCCGCCCGCGCCGGTGACATCCCCATGGACCGCATCGGCTATGCCATCCATGAGTACCAGCCTGCTTTCATCGCGCCGTCCCGTCTGCTGACGCTGGACGACCTGACCAAGCGCGGATTCGGCGAGGCGATCTACGCCAACAGCACCCCTGCCCAGCGCGCGGCGCGTCTGCAGCTGGACGATCTGACCGACATGGACCGCCGAATCGTGCGCCGCGAGGAGTGGATGTGCGCTCAGACCATGATCAACAACGCCTGCACCATGCAGACCTACATCGACGACAAGACCGAGGGCGAGAAGCTGTATGTCAAGTTCTTCGATGACGCCAGCGACCACACCTATACCGTGGCCACCAAGTGGAACGCCACGGGCGGCGACTTCTTCGGCGATGTGAAGGCCATGTGCCGCAAGCTGTCCAAGCGCGGCCTGCGCGCAGCTGACCTCGTTCTCGGCTCCGACACGGCCGACGCGATTTACAGCATCGAAGATGTAAAGACCCGCCTGGATCGCAATAGTGGCATTATTACTGGCACCATCGACCCCAAACTCACGAGTTATGATGGCGTTGTCTATATGGGCCCTCTCAACTTCGGAGGCTTCGTGCTGAACCTGTTCTCTGTGGATGAGAGCTATGTCGACAACAACGGTACCGAGAAGAAGTATTTCCCCGCCACCTCTGCGATGGTCACCGCCCCCGGCTGCGGCCATCTGATGTATGGCCAGATCACCCAGATCGACTACGGCTCCACCGCCTTTGCCAGTCATGCCGCGGCCCGTGTTCCGAAGTTCTCTCTGAACCAGGAGGCGGACATCCGCAAGCTGCGTCTGGGCGCGCGTCCGCTGGCTGCTCCCCACAACTACTGCCCGTACATCTACGCGGCGGAAGTGGTGTCCTGACCCGGCACGGAAAGGAGACTGCTATGATGAAAATTGAGATCATCTGCGGCACATACGGCTACAGGCCGGAGGGCTCGAAGCACCCCATTCCCATCGACCGCGGCGGTATCTGCGAGGTCTCCGAAGAGGAGGCACAGCGCCTTTTTGCCCTGTGTGTCGCCCGCCCCGCTGAGGAAACGCCCTCTCCCGCTGTTGCAACGCCCCCTACTGGCGAGGACGGCAGCGGGGCTGGCGCTGACCCATCTAACGGCGGCGAGGGCGCAGAGGACGCAGAAAGCGCCCATCTTGACCCCGAGCAGCTTAAAACGCTGACCAACGCCAAGCTCGCGGAGCTGGCCAAGGAGATGGGTATCGACACCGCTAAGCTCAAGACCAAGGCGCAGCTGATCGCCGCCATTACGGATGTTCCGCTGGAGGACGCGATCGCCGAGGACGACGACGGCGTGGACGACGGCGAAGCGCCCCCTGTGCTGACGCCGGAGGCGCCTGTGGTATGAGCGGCTTCAAGGATATGGTCGCCCGCGACAACTTCGGCGTGTTCCTCAACTGCGACGAGTTCGCGGAAAAGCGCACCGTCAAGTATGACGGGGCGACCTACGAGGATATTCCCATCGTCCTCTCCGGCCTGAAGGAGAAGGACCGCCGCCAGCTGATGAGCGACCATGCCCAGGGGCTTTACATCGTTTCCTCCGTTCTCCACTGCGCCCTGTCCGATCTCGGCGGGGTGCAGCCGGAGCGGGGGCAGCGTATCAGGATCAACGACCAGGAGGGCGGCGGAGGCTTCTTCCGGGAGTTCTATGTCGCGTCCTCGGTCTGTGAGATGGGTATGCTGCGCGTGGAATTGGAGGCGGTGGACGAATGAGCTTTATCCGCGTCAACGAGGTCGGCGGCGACAGCCTGGAGCGCGTGAACAAGCTGCTGCACAATATCCCCGGCGGCGTTTACAAAGCGGCGTTCTCCGCGTTGAGGCGCGCCGGAGACACAGCCAAGACCCGCGCCGGACAGTTCGCCGCCGCCGAGTACACCATCAACAAGGGTGAATTCATGCGGAGAGTTCACTCCAAGACCCACATCACAGGCGGTGCGGGAGGCGTGATGGGTATGAGCATCAGTTTCTCCGGCACCGTGCTCCCGCTGCTGACCTTCAACACCACATACAGCCGGGACGGCACCGTGCAGACACAGGTAAAGCGCAACGGCGGAGCTGCGACGCTTCAACACGCATTCGTGGCCCGCATTTTCGGCCCGACTGCCGTTTTCGAGCGCGTCGGCTCTCCGCGCTTTCCAGTGGAGCAGAAGTTTGGTCCGTCTACCGGACACATGATGCGGAACGAAGAAGTCATCAAGAAGATGGACGAAACGATCCGCGACACCTACGAAAAGCGCGTTGAGCATGAAATCCTACGCGTGCTGAACGGATGGGGAGGCTGATTTATGACAAGGATCATTCTGCTGGAACGCCTGCGGGCCTTTACCGAGGAGGTCACCGCCGACCTGATCATGCCGACCCGTTTGCAGAAGGGCGACACGGAGCAGAGCTTCCGCCCTGCAAAGGTCTACCTGACGCGCCTGCCGGACGGCACTTCTGCCACCAAGAAGGCTCCCTATGTGCTGCACCAGGTCATTACCGGCATGGATCAACAGCCGCAAGGACAGCGTGTGACCTCCAGTGCCAAGGTCCGGTCTATCTGCTGTGTCTATAACGATGACGAGCAGGAGGGCGGGCTGATGCTGCTGAATCTCATGGAACGGCTGCGCATTGCGATGCTCAGGCAGGTCGTGATCGGGGGGCAGTTTACCCTTGACCTGGAGGCGGGGCTTGAAACGATAGTCTATCCCGATGACACCGCCCCCTATTTCGTGGGGGAAATGATCTCCACATGGATGCTTCCCCCTGTGGAAAGAGAGGTTAACCTATGAGCGAAAAAATCATCGACACGGCGGCTCAGACCGCCGCGCCAAAGACGGCAAAGAAAAAGCCTGCCGCGCCGAAGAAGGTCGCCGACACCGGCGACTTCTGCGTCTATCTCGGTCCGACCATGATGGGCGTGATCCAGCGCGGCACCATCTATCGCGGCGGCCGGAAGGAAGTCCTTGACTCCCTTGCCCCGGTGATCGAGCAGCACCCGCTGATCGCGTCGCTGGTGGTGAGTGACGAAACGCTCCCCGCCGACCGCATCAAAGTCAAAACGCCTGGGAACCTGCTGTATGTGAATTATCACAAGCTGGCCAAGGGCATGAAGTAAGGAGGAAATTTCAATGAACCACGGCGTATATGTCTCTCAGCAGGCTACCAGCGTCAGCACCCCTGTCGTGGCGGAGTCCGGCGTCCCCTTCGTGGTCGGTCTGGCTCCTGTTCAGGCGGCGGATAAGCCTGCTGCCCCCGGCACCCCTGTTCTCTGCACCAGCTGGTCTGAGGCGGTGGAGAAGCTGGGCTACTCCGACGACTGGGCAACCTACACGCTCTGCGAATTCATGTATTCGCACTTCAAGCTGTTCGCCTGCCAGCCTGTCATTTTCTGCAATGTTCTGGATATCGCCACCGCAAAGGAGGCGTCTGCCGCGGCTGATGTTGCGGTGACGGAGCACAAGGTGAAGCTTCCCATCGCGGCCATCAACGATTCCGCGCTGGTCATCAAGCCTGCCGGCGGTACCGGCTCTGCCTATGTGTCCGGCACCGACTATAACGCCTATTACAGCGGCGAGCATCTGGTAGTGGAGCTGCTGTCTACCGGCAGCGCCTATGATGCCGAGCAGGTAAACATCGCCTACAACAAGGTCAAGGCATCCACCGTCACCGCATCTGACATCGCCTCCGCGATGGAGAATGTGGAGCTGTGCCTGACCCTGCTGGGCATCGTCCCCGATCTGCTGTGCGCCCCCGGCTATTCTCAGCAGTCTACCGTGGCCGCTGCAATGACCGCCAAGGCAGGCAACATCAACGGCCTGTTCCGCGCCAAGGCGCTGATCGACATCGACTGCGGTGCTTCCGGCGCGCGTGCCTATTCCGATGTTCTCACCAAGAAGAACGCCGACAACATCGCCGACGAGGACGAGATCGCCTTCTGGCCGATGGCGAAGCTGGGCGATTATAAGTTCCACCTGTCTACCCAGATGGCGGGGCTGATGGCGCAGATCGACACCGGCAACGGCGGCTGCCCCTATGAGTCTCCCTCCAATAAGGGGCTGCAGTGCGACGGCCTCTGCCTGGAGGACGGCACCGAGGTCAACCTGACGCTTGCGCAGGCCAACTACCTCAACGGCATCGGCGTGGATACTGCGCTGAACTTCATGAGCGGCTGGGTGGCGTGGGGCAACTACACCGCCTGCTATCCCTCCAACACCGATGTCAAGGATTACTTTATCCCGGTCAGCCGTATGTTCGGCTGGGTCGGCAACTCCCTCGTCAAGACCTTCTGGAGCAAGCTGGACAAGCCTATGACCCGCCGCCTGATCGACACCGTTCTCGATTCCGCCAACATCTGGCTCAACGGTCTGGTGGGTATGGGCTACCTTCTGGGCGCTCGCGTGGAGATGTTGGAGAACGAAAACCCGCTGACCAACCTCATGGCCGGCATCATCAAGCTCCATGTCTACATGACGCCGCCCTCTCCCGCTCAGGAGATCGACTTCGTGCTGGAGTATGACGCCAGCTATGTCACCAGCGCCCTGCAGGGCTAAAAGGAGGTTTGAATCATGGATCAGAGCATTATCAACTTCAAGGTCTACGAGGACTCTGTTGAATATGTCGGTATGGCACAGGCGACCCTGCCTGACCTGACCGCGCTGACGCAGTCCATCTCTGGCGCCGGCATCGCAGGCAATGTGGAGTCGGTCATTCTCGGCCACTTCGACGCGATGACGCTGGGCCTTAACTTCCGCACCGTCACCGATCAGAGCGTGAAGCTCTCCGAGCCTCGCCGTCACACCATCGACCTGCGCGTTGCGCAGCAGGACGAAGATGTCGTGGCAGGCAAGGTGGTCGTCCGCGCCGTCAAGCACATTCTTGTGGTCATTCCCAAGAGTGACAAGGGCGGCTCCGTTGCCCCCGCCGCGCCCTCCAACGGCTCCGGCGAGTACGCCGTCCGCTACTGGGCGACCTACATTGACGGCAAGAAGGTGCGTGAGGTCGACCAGCTCAACTTCATCTGCTATGTCAACGGCACCGACTACCTGGCCGACGTCCGCAAGGCGCTCGGCATGTAAGAGACCTGACAAAAGCCCGGGGCGGGACATCCGCTCCGGGCATCTTTTTGAGATTTGAAAGGAGTTATCACCATGGCTGATATCAACAAGACCGTTGTTCCCGCTGACGCTTTCTCCACCGTCGATCACGACGAGTACGCCGCCGCCGAGGCGCAGGCCAAGGAGAGCGTAGGCAACTACACCCTCAAGCTGAAAAGACCCTTCACCTACGAGGGGCAGACCTTTGACGAGCTGAACTTCGACTTTGAGGGGCTGACCGGCGATGACGCTCTTGCCATTGAGGACGAGCTTCAGGCCATCGGCAAGCCCACCATCTCGCCTACCTTCTCCGGCCAGTTCCTGGTGCGCATGGCGGCGCGAGCCTGCACCAACACCATCATTGACGCCAGCGGCCATCCCCGCCGTATCGGCGACGACGCCCTGCGCGCCCTGCCCATCTTCGAGTTCAACCGCGTCAGAGGCAAGGCCCGCTCTTTTTTGCTGGCATCGGAGCTGTAACCGGCGACGGCGGCGTCTGGCTCCGCAGGCAATGTCTTACGATGGCGAAAAACAATCAGACCCCCGTTTCCTACTGGCTGTCGCTGCCCCTGCCGTCCCTGTGTAAGTGGATCAAAGTCAGCAACCAGCTTGTGAAGGAGGCGCGGGAGCGACGCAAGAATAAATAAATCTGAAAGGAGGGCCGTCTATGGCAGGCCGCAAAGAGTATGAGATGCTATTCCAGCTGAACGCGCAGCTTGGAGGCAGTTACAGCAAGACCTTTAAGGCCGCTCAGCAGGAAATTGTGTCCATGCAGAAGGAAATCCAGGCCCTCTCCAAGACACAGGCGGATATTTCCGCATTCCAAAAGCAGCAGGCAGCCGTGGAAGCGACGCGGAAGCGGCTGGAAATGCTGCGGCAGCAATATGACAATATCCAGCGGGAGATGGAGGAGACCGGCAACGAGTCCGCCGACATGAAGAACAAGCTGCTGGCAAAGCAGCTTCAGATCGACAAGACCTCCGCCTCGCTGGAGAAGCAGACGGCAAAGCTGAACGAGCTGAGCGGGGCTTTGGAAGAGGCGGGCGTCAATACCGACGACCTCTCCCACAGCTCCGAGCAGCTTGCCGGCAAGATCGACACGCTGAAAAAGAAGCAGGGCGAGGCCGTCGATAAAGCTATGACCTTCGGCGACAAGGCGGGGCAGGCCTTTAATCAGGTACACGAGGCCATCGTGGCCGCAGGTATCGCCGTCGCCCTGAAAGAGATCTACGAATACTTCGCCAGCTGCGCGCAGGCGTCGATGGACTTTGAGAGCGCCATTACCGGCGTCGCCAAGACCACAGACCTCACAGACGAGGAACTGGCGGCAATGTCGGATTCCATCAAGGCGCTGTCCACGGAGATCCCCGCCACCACAGAGGAGATCGCGGCGGTAGCCGAAGCCGCGGGACAGCTCGGCATCCAAAAGGACGCCCTGCTGGACTTCACCGAGATCATGACCATGCTCGGCACTGCGACCAACATGACAGCTGACGAGGCAGCAACCGCCCTTGCGCGCTTCGCCAACATTACCGGCATGGCAACGGACAATTACGGACGGCTCGGCTCTGTCATCGTTGACCTTGGCAACAACTTTGCCACGACGGAATCCGAGATTGTGGCGATGGGTACGCGCCTGGCGTCGGCGGGTAAGCTGGCCGGACTGACCGAGCCGGAGATCATGGCTCTGGCGGCGGCGATGTCCTCTGTCGGCATCGAAGCCGAGGCGGGCGGTACCGCCATGACCCAGACGCTCAACGCCATTGAAAAGGCCGTTGCAAAGGGTGGGGACGACCTCGCGGAGTTCGCCCGTATCGCGGGTATGTCCTCCGAAGAATTTTCTTCTGCGTGGAAGAACGACGCCATGAGCGCCCTGACTTCCTTCATCGGCGGGCTCGGCAAGCTGGACGAGCAGGGCGAGAGCACCGTCCTCGTACTGGAAGACCTGGGTCTGACCGGCATCCGGCAGAGCAATATGCTCAAAGCCCTGGGTCTTGCCGCAGACCAGATGACCGGCGCGGTGAACACTGCAAATACCGCCTGGCAGCAGAATACCGCCCTCACCAACGAGGCCAACAAGCGCTACGCCACCGCGCAGAGCCGGTTGACCATGATGCAGAACGCCTACAACAACCTCAAGGTAGCCATCGGCGACGCCTATACTCCCGCGCTCAGCGAGGCTTACGGCGTCGGCACGAAGGTCCTCAACAGCATTACGGCGTTCATTCAGAAGAACCCGGCGTTGGTCAATGCCATCACCGCCTTTGCAGGCGTGATCGGCGCGGTCGTCGCCGCGCTGGCTGCCTATGCGGTCGCTGCAAAGATAGCCGCAGCCGCCAGTGCCATCCTCACAGCGGCGATCCCCGGCGTCAATGTCATCATGGGCGTTACCGCTGCCGTGGCCGCAATCACGGCGGGCATCGTTGCTCTGGCCACCGCCGCGGCGAATGACGCCGTACCCAGTGTGAAGGAGCTGACCGAAGCCGCCCGCGGAATGCGGGAGGCGATGGACGAGGCCAAGGCCACCTATGATGATACCGTTACCTCCACCATGGCCGCTGCAGGCGTCGCAGACACCTACATCGGCAAGCTGGAGGAGATGGAGGCGGCGGGGCTCAATACCGACGAGCAGCATAGGCAGTACCACAACACCCTGGCTCTGCTCTGCCAGGTGGTGCCGGAGCTGTCCGATTATATCGACCTCGAAACCGACACCATCAACGGCGGCACCGAAGCGCTCCGCGCCAACACCGAGGCGTGGAAGCAGAATGCCATGCAGCAGGCCTATCAGGATCAGCTCACCGAGCTGTACTCCCAGTATTCCGCCGTGCTGATCGAGGCAGAAGAAAACAGCATCGGGCTCACCAAGGCGCAGTACAGTCTGGAGGCCGCCCAGCAGAAGCTGTCTGATACCTACGCGCAGATGGATGCGCTATGGGCAGACGCGCAGAAGCAGGCGGATGCCTATTACGACCAGTACGGCTATTACACCGATGCGACCGCTTTTCTCTCACAGGAATACTACGACCTGCAAAACTCCATCTACGACACCAACAACGAGATATGGGCGGCTGAGAAGTCCATCAAAAATTACAACAAGGCGATGGAGGAGGACGCAGACGCCGTTTCCGAGGCTGAGGCGGAGATCGCCCTCGCGGAAGAGGCGGTCAAGAATCTGACCGCCTCCATGAACGAAGGCACTGGCGCGTCCGAGGAGGCTGCTGCACAGGTCAGCGAGTTCCAGGCTGCCATCTCCGGCGTGCAGGAAAAGATCAACGCCCTTGTGGAGTCCTACAACGAGGCGTACAGCGCGGCATACGAAAGCATATCCGGACAGTATCAGCTTTGGGACGAGGCCGCAAAGGTCGTTGCAACCAGCGCGGGCAGCATCAATTCTGCACTGGAGAGCCAGATCACCTACTGGCAGAACTACAACGCCAACCTGCAATCCCTGACTGACCGCAGCGCCGACATCGAGGGGCTGAGCGACATGATCGCCTCCTTTGCTGACGGCAGCTCCGACAGCGTGAACGCGATCGCTGGCATGGCAGGCGCCACCGACGAGCAGCTGGCCACGATGGTAGCCAACTGGAAGACTCTGCAGCAGGAGCAGCAGAACGCAGCGGGGAGCGTAGCCGACCTCAAGACCGACTTCACGGCCACCATGGACGAGCTGCAGACGGCGCTTGCTGAGGACATTGAAGCGATGGACCTTGGCGACGAGGCCAAGGCAAGCGCGCAGGCCACCATTCAGGGCTTTATCGACGGAGCTGTCGGTATGCTGCCCCAGGTGACCGCTGCCTACAACCGCGTCGCCGCCGCAGCCAGAGCCGCACTGTCCGCGTCCGGTACCGGAACGGCCGGCAGCATTCCCGGCTACGCAGTTGGTACGCAGTCCGCCGCACCCGGCTTTGCCCTTGTCGGCGAAAACGGCCCGGAGCTGGTCTACTTCAACGGCGGCGAGCAGGTCATGACCGCCGAGGAGACCGCCGCTATGCGCGAGAGCATGGAGATCCAGGCCATCACCTTCGCCCCGCAGCTGCTGGAGGCACTGCACGCCATCCATGGCGACGGCGCGCTTTCGGCAGAGCCGGGCGCAGGCTCCGGCACCGGATCGGTGGAGCTGCAGATCGTGTTTCAGATCAACGGCGGCGCATCGCCCGAGACGGTGGAAGCTCTGCGTGAGTACGGAGACGAGTTCGCCGAGCGCGTCCTTGAAGTCATGGAGGAGGCCGGCATCGACACCGCAAGGAGGGCCTACAAATGAGTAAGACCTACACCACCATTCAGGGCGATATGTGGGACAGCATCGCCTTCTCCCAGCTGGGGAGCGAAGCGTACACCGACCGGCTGATGAATCTCAATCCGCAGTATCTCGGGTACTACACCTTTCCGGCCGGGATCGTGCTGAAGCTGCCCGACCCTGCTGAGGATGTCGGCGATGCCCTGCCCCCGTGGAAGCAGGTGGTCGGATGAGCAGCCCGAATCAGGCGCGCCGCGTCACGGCGCAGATATTTTTCCAGGGCGCGGACATCACCGGCAGTATGCGCCCCTATTTCCTGTCGGCCACCTACACCGACAAGGAGGCGGACGGCACTGACGATCTGCAGCTGAAGCTTCAGGACCGCGATGATATATGGCTCAAAAAGTGGCTGGCCGATGCCATCGACGCAGCAGCCTCCGCAGGGAGCCTGTCCGCGTCCTCCAAGGCCAAGACCGATGGTGCGGCAAAGTCCTACAAGGTCACCGCCAAAAGCGGCTTGAATGTCCGCTCTGGCCCCAGCACCAGCTACGGAAAATACGGTGCTCTGGTCTGCGGTGCGGAGCTGCAGGTCGAGGGCATCGAAAACGGCTGGGCGAAGGTCAGCTATAACGGCAAAACCGCCTATGTCAGCGCATCGTACATCAAGGAATCCGGCGGCGGGGGCGGCGATGCTTCTGCCGCCGCTCCTGCCTCTGCTTCCGGCGCCGGCTTCAAGATCAGCGCCGTGTTCGTTCGGGAGAACTGGACGGGCGGCGGCAGGGATAAGGTGCTGGACTGCGGACAGTTTGAGCTGGACAGCGTTGACGCCTCCGGACCGCCGAACACCATCACCATCAAGGCGACGGCTCTTCCGTACAGCGCACAGATCCGCCAGACGGAGAAATCCAAGGCATGGGAGGCCTACACGCTTTCCGGCATCGCAAACGAGATGGCCGCTGCCAACGGAATGACCTGTATGTTCCTCGCCAACAGCGACCCGTCCTATGGCCGCGTGGAGCAGTACAAGCAGAGCGACATCGCCTTTCTCTCCAAGCTGTGCCACGAGGCGGGCATCTCTTTGAAAGCCACCAATAACCTGATCGTACTTTTCGACCAGGAGGATTACGAGAAGAAATCCCCCGTGCTGACCATCGTCCGCGGCAGCGGCAGCTACACCAAGCACAAGCTGAACGCGGGAACGGCCGGAACGCAGTACGCTTCCTGCCGCGTCAGCTACACGGACCCCGGCACAGGAAAGTGCATCGAGGCCACCGTCAAGGTAGAGGACTACAACGACAAGGCCAAGAACAACCAGCAGCTGGAGATCACCGCGAAGGTGGCAAGCGTGGCCGAGGCCAAGACCAAGGCTGAAAAATATCTCCGGCTGCACAACAAGTACGCAAAGACCGCGACCTTTACGCTGCCCGGCAATCCGGATATCGTGGCCGGCGTCACAGCCAAGCTCACCGGCTGGGGTGCGTGGGACGGGAAATACATTGTGGAGCAGGCGGCGCACTCGGTCGGCTCGTCCGGCTATACCACGCAGGTCAAGCTGCGCAAGACATTGGAGGGATATTGATGGACGAACTGCAGAATATCCTTTCGAGGCTCGTTCAGACCGGCACGGTAACGGCCGTCGACAGCGCAAAGCGCAGGGCTCGTGTCAAGTTTAAGGACACAGGCATCATTTCAGACTGGCTCTATGTGCTCCAGCACTACGGAGCGAATTTCTACATAAAGCCGGACGCAAAGCACACGCATGAGATCACGGACACCTTCACCGGCGGCGGCACAGCCAGCGAATTCCCCGACCACGACCACCTGCCCGGCTCGCATCTGACCTACTGGATGCCGAAGGTGAATGACCGCGTCCTCTGCCTATACCTTCCGGTATTCAACGGGGACGGTTTTGTGTTAGGAGGTTTTTGAGCATGGGAATGGTCGGCTGTCTGGGCGACATCGTTTTTACGGTGTCTGACCGCACGATAGAAACGATCAATAATGTCACCTGGTCTGGGTCTGCCCGGTACGCGACCCATCAGCGGCACGGCACACACGCCCTTACGGAGTTCACCGGCCTTGACCCCGACAAGATGACCTTCGACATCGTTCTCTCCGCTTACCTCGGCGTTGATCCTATCGCCGAGGTCGTGAAGCTGTGGAACTATGAGCGCGGCGGCATCGCCGTCCCGCTGGTGATCGGCAACAAGGGCTACGGGAAATATCGCTGGTCCGTGCTTGATCACAAGATGAAGATGAAAACCTATGACAGACGCGGCAACGTCACCAGCGCCACCGTGTCCGTCAGCCTGCAAGAGTATCTGAGGGGGTAAAGCTGCCATGAGCTACAAGGTGACCGCATCTGACATCGGCGCGGTGCAGCTCAACGAGACTGACACCGTCCGCTCTGTCTTGCAGAATATCGCCATTATCCTTTCCACGCGGCAGGGGACCTGTCCGTTGTATCGCGGCTTCGGTCTTCCTCAGAAGTTCGTGGATAAGCCTCTGCCGGTAGCTATGCCTATGATGTATTCCGAGGTCAAAGAGGCAGTGGAAGAATATGAGCCCCGCGCCGAGGTGGTGAATGTGACCTTTGCGGCCGACAGAAACGCCCCGGGCAGGCTGATCCCTACCGTGGAGGTGAACATCATCAATGAGTGAGAGAAATACGGGATATCAGTTTGTTTCTACCGACACCGAAGCGGTGGAATCGCTGCTGATCTCCATTTACGAAAAAATCACCAGCGTCAGCGTGAAGCCCGCCAGCCCCGAAAAACTGTTTATCCAGTTCGTGGCCGCCGTGGTGATCCAGGAGCGCGGGCTGAACAATTACACAGGCAATCAGAATATCCCAAGCCGCGCGGAAGGGGAAAACCTGGACGCGCTGGCCGAGCTGTTCTATGTCACGCAGCGCCCGGCGGCGCAGGCTGCGGTCTGCACCGAGCGCTTCCATATCTCCGAGGCACAGACCACGGCGATCCTCATTCCTGCCGGTACGCGCGTCACTGACGCCAGCGGTACGCTGACATGGGAGACGGTCGCGGATGCCTATGTGTCCATCGGCGAGACCTATGCCGATGTTCAGATCCGCTGCCAGACTGTTGGTGCGGTCGGCAACGGCTACGCAGTGGGACAGATCAACACCTTCGTTGACCTGTTCGACTACTGTGAGCGCTGCGAAAACCTCACCGCCAGCGATGACGGCGCAGACCAGGCCACTGACGACGAGTTCTATGAGCTGATGCGCGCCAGTCAGGACGCTTACAGCTGCGCCGGGGCCAAGGGCGGGTATATCTACTTTGCCAAGCAGGTCAGCACCAAGATCGCCGACGTGGTGGCGAACAGCCCCAGCGACGGAGCTGTGGACCTCTATGTCCTCATGGACGACGGCACCATCGCTACCACGGAGATCAAGAATGCTGTCCTCGCCGCCTGCAACGATGACACGGTGCGGCCGCTGACGGACAAGGTCTCTGTCAAGGATCCGCAGAAGGTGAGCTACAATATCACCTTCACCTACTATGTGCCGAAGGACAGCTCCCTCAGCTCCACAGAGATCAAGGCTGCGGTCGACAAGGCCGTGGCTGAGTTCGTCGCGTGGCAGTGCGGGAAGCTGGGGCGCGACATCAACCCCTCCGTGCTGATCGGAAAGCTCATGCAGACCGGCATCAAGCGCGTGGCGCTGACCAGCCCGGTCTTTACCACGCTGCGGGATGGCTCCGACGACACGACGCCGCAGGTTGCGTCGGTCGGGACCATCACGGCCACGAATGGGGGCTACGAGGATGAATAAGGCGCACGGCATCACGAAGGAAAACCTGCTGGCCTCCTTGCCGGCAGTCCTTGCCAATGACGACAATATGGCAGCACTTGCCTCTGCCGTTGCCGAGGTGCTGGCTGCCCGCGTAGGCGAGATCGAGCGCGTGTCGATCTACTCACAGATCGACCGGCTCCCGAACGAGCTACTGGACATTCTGGCGAACGACTTCAAGGTTGACTGGTGGGACGCCAACTACACCCTGGAGGAAAAGCGCCGGACGCTGAAAGACTCATGGAATGTTCACCGCAGGCTCGGCACCAAGGCGGCGGTCGTGCTGGCGATCTCCGCCATCTACCCCGATACGCAGGTCAGCGAATGGTGGGAATACGGCGGCAAGCCGTACCACTTCAAGCTGCTGATCGACGCCACCTATGAGGATGTCGACCCCGTCAGACATCAGCGCGTGATCGACCGCGTTGCCTTTTACAAGAATCTGCGCTCGGTGCTGGACGAGGTAGAATACTACGATGCCGGAGGACTGGCAACAGAGTATTTCGGCGCGGCCTGTATCGGCTGCGAGCTGGTCGACATCGCGGCCGCCATTCGATACTGACACGGAGGTGTTTTACTATGGCAACATGGAACGGCGTGATCACCAACGCCGGCAACAGTCTGCTCAATGAGTGGGTGAATGAAAAGACCCTGAACTTCGACAGCGCAGCTGCGGGGCAGGGCACCGTCGCGGCGGCGGCAATGATGGCACAGACCGCCCTCGTCAATGAAAAGCAGACCGCGAGCCTGCTGGGCGGCGAGAGGGTATCTTCCGGCATTCGCCTGAAGCTCCGCATCGCTGCGCCGAATACGGCCTATACGCTGAATCAGTTCCGCGTATCTGCCAGCGTGGGCGGAGGAGCGTCCGCCATGATCGCCTTGTTCCAGCTGGAACAGGGCGTTCCCATTCCCAGCAAGACAGAATCGCCGGATTTCGTCTACACCTTTTACGCTCTGATCTCCTGCTCGAATACCGGCACATGGACGGTGACGGTCGACACCAGCGCCTGCGTCACACAGGGCGATATGTCCGCCGCCATCGCTGAGGCGGTAAAGACCAAGCAGGACAAGATCATGGTCAAGGGTCTGCTGCTGGGCGACGGGAACGGGAATATCTCTGCGGCAGTCGCCGGAAAGGACTACGGTTATCCGCTTGCAACAGGCTCAGGAGCGCCGACAGACACGACCGAGGGTACCGCAGGGCAGCACTACTATGACAGCGCTACGGGCAAGGAATACGTCTGCAACGGCAAGGACAGCAGCGGCAAGTATCAGTGGAAGCTGTCCGGCGCCAGCGACGCGGCCGATCTGACCTATAACGGTGAATCGCTCGACACCTTCCTTGATGGCGTTTCCGTCGACCTCGACACGCTCTCCAAGGGGCTGGACGGAAGTAAGCCACTCACCGGCAAGACCGATCCGACCTCCAGCACGAAGGGCTCGGTCGGCCAGTCGTATCTGAACACAGACACCATGCAGACCTTCTACTGCACGGCAGCCAACGATCAGACCGGCGTATATACATGGGAAAAGCCCAAGGGCGGCGGCGTGGCTCCACAGCTGGAGGTCTCTGTTGCCACCGGATCGGCTATCACCTGTACGAACGGCGAGACTACGCTGACCGGCACCAGCGTCGGCGGTAAATGCGTTTTTGATCTCCCTGGCTACGGTACATGGTCGCTGTATGCCACGCTGAACGGGCAGACCACCGCCACCGAGACTGTGGTCGTGGATCAGGTCAAGCAGTACGCGGTGACGCTGAGTTACTTCGCGGCTACGCTGACCGTAACGGCGGAATCCGGCGCAGTCGTGACCGCCGCGCTTGGCACGAAGCAGTATACCGGCACCTGCGGCAGCAACGGCAAGTGTGCGCTGACCGTCAACTATGCCGGCACCTATTCCGTGACGGCCACCAAGAGCGGGGTGTCCTCGTCCACGGCGTCCGCATCGGTGTCGACCTCCGGCGGCAGTTACACCGCAACGGTGAAGTTCTGCACCCTCACCGTCACCATCGACAGCGGCTCTACGGTCAAGGCGGTCAACGGCTCCACCACACTCACGGCCACCAGCAGCGGAACGGCAAAGTTCTACCTGCCGAACACCGGCACGTGGAGCGTCACCGCCACCAAGAACGGCGAGACGGCCACCGGCAGCGTAGCTTGCAGCTCCTACACCGGCTATACGCTGGAGCTGTCCTATGTCAAGGTCTTCGGTGTCTGCTGGAATTACAATGCGCAGTCGACGGCTCTGACGCGGCTGAAGAAGGCCACCGATCCGAACGGACTGGTCAATGTCGACATCACCACGAATCCCGCGCCTGCGGTCGGTACCGGCGCCGGCAGCTCTCCCTTCGACAACTATCTCCCGTGGAGCGGCATGGACGAGTACAACATCATCAACAATGCCGTAAGCTACAAGAAGGGGCAGAGCGGCTTCTCTCGAAGCAGCTACGATACCGTTGTCTTTATCCCCGAGTATTACTTCCGTATTATCGACGATGCCGCCAACAAGAAACGGTACTTCTACATCGCGGATAAGGCCAAGAGCGGCTTCACCAAGCACCCCGGCTCCGGCAAGTATGTCGGCCGCTACAACACGATCTCCGGCCATTATTCCAAGACCGGCGCTGCGCCGCTGGTCAACCTGACCCGCGCATCGGCTCGTTCCGGTGCCAGAGGAAAGGGTAGTAAGTGGAGCGAGTATGACTTCGCGTCTTGGTGCGCGGTCTGGCTGCTCTATTTGGTGGAGTTTTCCGACTGGGACAGCCAGAGCAAAATCGGGCGCGGCTATGTCGACGGCAACAGCTCTGCCATTTCTTCCGGCGGCACGGACAGCATGACTTACCATACCGGACGCGCAGCTGGGACGAACGGAAAGACCGCCGTCCAGTACCGGCACATCGAGAATCCCTACGGCAATGTCTTCGAGTTTATCGACGGGATCAACTTCTCCGACGGAACGGTATATGTCTGCCTGAACCCTGCGAGCTATGCAGATGACACCGCGGCCAACTATACGAACATCGGCTCCAAGATACAGGGTAATGGGTACATCACGGCCATCGGCGTATCGTCGGCCATGCCCTGGGCGTTCTATCCCACGGCGGTCGGCGGCAGCGAGACGACCTATATTCCGGACTACGCCTACTACTCCTCTGGCTGGCGTGTCCTCTTTGTGGGTGGCGGCTGGAGCAATGGCGGCCATGCCGGCCTTTTCTGCTTCAGCGCGGGCAGCGCCTCGTCGGGCGCGTACTCGAGCGTCGGCGCGCGACTCCTTTTCCACCCCTAATGGGGGACCGGGGGCCGCAGCCCCCGGAGCTTTCCCGCCTGCACCAGCTGGCGGCATGAGCGCAAGCCCAAAAGCTGAATGGGGTACGGGGCGAAGCCCCGTCGACACGATTTTTGAAAATAACGTATTCTGTTATTTTCTCCCGTTTTTCCGTATGCGCGGCAGGCCGGAGGTATAATTGCCTCCGGGACTGTCTGCGCCATGCGCCGAGGGCTTGATTTCTACGCCAACTACAACTCTGGCTGGCGTGTCCTCTTTGTGGGTGGCAACTGGAACAATGGCGGCAATGCCGGCCTTTTCTACTTCAACGCGAACAACGCCTCGTCGAACACGAACTCGAACGTCGGCGCGCGACTACTTGTTTTTCTTTTGACTGGCGCAGGCTTTCCCTCACCGCTTGGTGAAAATATTGCCGCATAGGACGGGGTTTAGTAGGCTTCGGCTCGAATAACCTCGCAGGCAAACAAGGACGGAGGGAAAATCCTATGCCGAAACGAGTCGGCTATCTCTACGACAAGATGGTTGACCGGGACTTCATTCGCGCTGTCATTCAGGAGGCGGCAAAGGGGCGCCGGAGTCGTAAAGACATCGCCCCTGTGTTGGCGGACCTGGACGGGTATGTCGAAAAGACCTATGAGATGGTCGCAACCGAGAGCTTTGTACCGTCCGAGCCGAAGATCCGCGAGATCTATGATGAGAGCAGCGAGAAACACCGTAAGATCAAGATGGTCCCATTCTGGCCGGACGGCGTGATCCAATGGATGCTTGTGACGGCTATGAAGCCGGTGCTTATGCGCGGTATGCACCCGTGGTCCTGTGCGTCCATTCCGGGACGCGGCGGGAAGCATATCTACAAAAAAATCCGCGGCGCGCTTCGCAACGACCCGAAGGGAACGAAGTACGCCGCGGAGCTTGACGTCGCGCAGTATTACCCCAGCATCTCCGGCAAGCGCCTGATCTGGGCTCTTGCGCGGAAAATCAAGGACAAGCGCTTTCTGCGGACTGTCTATTCCATCATCGAATCCTGCGGCGGCGGGCTGGCTATCGGGTATTACATCTGCCAATGGCTGGCAAACTTCTACCTGGAGTCTCTGGACCAGTACATCATGACGCTGCCGGGCGTGAAGTATATGACCCGCTACATGGACAACATCACCCTGCTCGGGCCGAATAAGAAGCAGCTGCACAAGGCGCGGAAGCTGATCGCCGCGTTCATGCAGCAGCGGCTCGGCCTGTCCATGAAAGCGAACTGGCAGATCTATCCCACGGCAAAGCGCATGGTGAGCGCGGTCGGCTACCGCTTTTCCCGCACTCATGTCATTCTGCGCAAGCGGAATTTCCTGCGCTTCACCCGGCAATGCCGCCGCGTCAAAAAGCGGCTTGACGCCGGAAAGCCTATCATGTTCGCCCAGGCCTCCGGGCTACTGAGCCGCGCCGGGCAACTGAAGCACTGCAATAGTCATACAATTCGGGTGAAGTACATTGACCCGATTGGAGTAAAACATCTGAAGGAGGTCGTGCGAAATGAGAGTAAGAGGCGACAACGCGCCCAGCAACGCATTCTCGCTGGAGGAGCAGCCTAATAAGCCGGGGGTAGCCCTGGTACGCTTCTATGAGAACGCCGAGCCGTTTGAGGAAAAGCGTGACGAGCTGACCATCAGCGGGTGGGTGTACGACGAATATCACCTGGAGCTGAATATGTACGACGGCCTGAGTGAAGACATCCTCGGCAACTATGCCGGTTATCTGGCGCAAGCCAAGCTGCACGAGGCGGAGGGTAAGACGATCCCCTCCCTGCAGCAGCAGGTAGCCGACCTGGAGACCGACAAGGCGGCATTGACGGAAAAGGTGACGAGCCTTGAGGGGCAGGTCACCGATACGCAGATGGCGCTATGCGATGTCTACGAACAGATCGTCGCCGTGACATCTACAACAGGAGGCGCGTAACTGATGGCGAGCAATTACATGGTGAAGGTCTACGCAGACCTGATCCGCAAAGGAAAAAAGACGATTGAGGAAGTTCCCGACCAGCTGCGAGCAGCCGTCCAGGAAATCCTCGAAAATAGCAAGAATGGAGCTGAGGGCTTATGAAAAGCCTTCGGCTCCTTCTTTTATACATTCTGATGGGAAAGGAGGTAGCAGCTATGGCAGTTGTCTATGCGACCCTGATCGTCAAGGGCAAGAAGACCATCGACCAGGTTCCGAGCCTGATTCGGAAGCAGGTCGAGGAGATCCTGGCAGATCTCGAAGTCACCGTCTGACCACGGCATTGATACGGAGGGCAGCTCCTTTGCGGGGGCTGCCCTTCTTATCACGCGCAGAGGAGGATTGAGAGATGACGCTCAAGGAGATTTTGTTTGGTGGGGGAAGTGCGCTGTTTGTGCTGCTGACGCTGCTCCAGCTCGCCCCCATCAAAATCAATCCGTGGTCTGCAATAGCAAAGGCTTTCGGGCGCGCTATCAACAGCGAGGTCTTGGAGAAGGTCGGAAAGCTCGAAAGCGAGCTGCAGTGCGTTCGGTCTGGCATGGCCGAGGAAAAGGCCGTCAACTGCCGGGCGCGCATTCTACGCTTCGGCGATGAATGTCTCCACGGCGAGCGCCACACCAAAGATCATTTCGACCAAACGCTCCGGGACATCGCCGCCTACGAACGATACTGCGAGGATCACCCGGAGTTTGAAAACAATGTAACAGAGCTGACCAGTGACCGGATCAAGACGATATATCGCCGGTGCTTGGACAGCAACGACTTTTTGCAGTAAGGAGGACGCACAATGAACGTGCTGGATATGACGATCATCCGCCTGGCCGCAGGGCTTGTGCTGCTGATTGCCGCGAACATTGCCCTCGGTTCCATCAATGCCATCATTGATGGGGAATGGGATCAGACGAAGTTCCGCAACGGCTGCATCAAGAGTGCAGTTGTGGCAGCGGCGCTGGTCGCGGTCTACTTCGCCGGGTACCTCAACCCCGATCTGATGGTGGTGGAGGTCGATGGGCAGACCGTAAACCTGATGACAGCGGTATCGCTGGCTATGCTGGCAGCCTTTACCGCCTATGCCGTTGATGTACTGAAAAAGCTGAAAGATATGCTCTCTACCGCGACACCCGGGGCGGACGCGGCGCCTGCTGCGCTGCCTTCCGGTGAGGGCAAGGAAGACCATACCGCCCCCGAGGAGGAATGACCTATGAGCAATAGCCCTCTTGTCAGCTACACAAAGCTCAGCCCGAATCACTCCGGGCAGAGGACCCGTAAGATCGACCGCATCACGCCACACTGCGTAGTGGGCCAGTGCAGCGTGGAGAGGTTGGGAGATATCTTCCTCCCTGCCTCCAGAGAGGCGAGCTGCAATTACGGAATCGGCGCAGACGGCCGCGTCGGTATGTATGTCGAGGAGAAAAACCGATCCTGGTGTTCCTCCAGCAATGCAAACGACCAGCGGGCGGTGACTATCGAATGTGCGTCCGATGGTGCAGAGCCGTACGCATTCCGCGATGTGGTCTATCAGTCCCTCATTACGCTTTGCGTCGACATCTGCAAGCGCAACGGCAAGACCAAGCTGCTCTGGCTGGAGGATAAGGACAAGACGCTTGCCTACACCCCTGCACCGGACGAGATGGTGCTGACCGTACACCGCTGGTTTGCCAACAAAAGCTGCCCCGGGAACTGGATGTACGCCCGCATGGGCGACCTCGCCGAAAAGGTGACAGCCCAGCTTTCCGCAGGCATGGACGAGGAGGATGACGATATGGATATCAACAAATTCAAGGAGCTTTGGCGTGAGATGCGCAAGGAGCTTCAGGACAACGATGCTTCCGCCTACTCGGAGGAAGCGCGCAAATGGGCCGTGGATAACGGCATCATTCGCGGCGGCAACTCCGATGAGTTCAATGGAATGTGGGAGGACATGATGACCCGCGAGCAGCTGGTGACCGTCCTCTACCGCTTCGCCCAGAAGTTTGGGCTGAGCTGATGGCAAAGCGCAAGCGCAGAGCCGCGAAGAAGCGCAAGGTCGAATGGAGTAAGGTCGTGTGCCTGCTGGCGATGCTGGCCGGTCTGTTGATCGTCCAGGAATGTCTGTTCCTCATGTATCTGTGCATCAAAAGCGGCTACACCGCCGCCGCTGCATGGCTTACTGCCGCCACCGGCGTTGGCGAGGCAATCATCATCGCCGGAGCAAACGGCTACCTCTCGCTTGCGAAGTCCGACCACAAGCGCGGCGGGATCACCTTTGAGGCAGCCAAGGCAAACAACTTCCGGACCGACACGGAGGACGACGGCAGCATCGACAGCCCCGCCATCTGAATACCACCCACACAACGAAAGCCCCCTCGCAGGATTTTACCGTCCTGTCGAGGGGGCTTTTTCTGTTTTCCGGCGCTTTCGCGTTTACGGGGCGCTGTGTCGCTTTTCACGGTCTGGGTGTGCGTCTACCCTCCCGAAGTGCAAAGGGCGTGTTGCAACTCGCCTACGGCGGCGAGAGAGGGCTTTGCGGGCGGCGTGGTTACTTATCGCTGAGCGTGATGCGGATTGTCTGCTGTGATGTGCTGACGGTAATCTCGCCACTTTGCAGCAGACGGCCAATTTCCGAGACGCTGACGGACAGGTAGACAACGCCGCCCGCTTTCGCGTTTTCATCGGCGAGAAAATCGTCTACGGAGAGGCCAAGCGCTTGTGCTATCTTACTGAGTTGATCAATTCGTGGTCGCTTTGTAATTCCGCGTTCGTACTGTTGGAGCGTTATAACGGGAATACCTGCCATTTCCGCAAGATTTTTTTGACTGATGTCCCGCCGCTCCCGTTCGGTGCGGATTCGCTTGCCAATTTCTTTAGAATGATCTTCGTTGGTATCACTGGTATGCAAGAGATCGTCTACCGAGATATTGAGAGCATGCGCCAGTTTTATAAGCTGGTCTGTCCGAGGCGACGATCTCGCGCCGCGCTCATATTGCCGCAATGTGAAAATCGAAACGCCTGCGCGGTCGGCTAATTCTTCCTGGGTCAAATTCTGCTCTTTTCGATAAAAGCGTATTTTGTCTCCAACTCCAGCAGACGCGGTTTTAGGTATCCAATCTCTGCTCACAGGTATTGTCTCCCTTCTTCATCGTCCACAGTGAAATGATAGCCCTCTGTCAAAAGCACAGTCCCTTTGATTGGCGCGTGGATCATGACGGTGCGGCGACCGATGTAATCCGCTGGAATTTCACCGCGCTCGACCATATCCCGAAAGTACGGGCAATCATTCCAGCGGTCGGTGTACTGCTCACGCGCCCACGCTGCGGCGGAGTAGTGCCGCCTCATGCGCCAGTTCTCCGGCGCGGAGACGATAGCCCATGCGGTCAGCGGCCGCCGATCCCCCGTCATGTCTTCCAGCGCCTCCACCGTGCCGCAGGCATCGCAGATATGGACCATTGCCCTGCGGCTCAGTGCGTTGCGGGTGACGCTCTCCGCATCCATCGCCATCTTCCCGCAGCGGGGGCAGGCAAAATGCCCGCCCTGCTGCTTCTCTGCAAAACGCTCGATCAGTGTCTTGGCTTCGTTCTCGTTCATAGAAATCTCTCCTTTCTCAGAACTGTTTGATGATGTCCTGCGCGTTTTCGCCGTAGTAACCCTTAATCCATCTATCGGCAAGAATTTCAATGTCAGTGGTGCGCTCGTAGCGCACGTCAATCAACAGCGTTTGCGTTGATGTCTTAACCGTCATGTAGTAGCCTGTGCCGTAGTGCTTGTTGTCGGTGGGGGGAACGAGGGTAAATGTGAGACTTTCAGTAAAAGGCTCGCCCTCACAGGTTGTCCCCTTGACGGTAGCGTTCATAGTGTTGTAATCCATATCGTGTCCTTTCTCCCCGTTGCGCCGATAGGTCAGCCGGTCATGTCATTACAAGTTGGCGTTGTAGTCTTTCAACTTGACTTGGATGATGATTTCTTCGCGGCCCATGGTAACATAGGTGATTTTGGCTTCCAGAACTCCCGGCATCGCTTGCGCTGGGATTTTGTATAAGCTGCGGAAGTGGCCGATCTCCTGCATACCGACTTTCACCACAACTGGAATCTCATCACTGGCTGCGCCAATTTGATTGCAGAAGTCGAGGACGGTAATTTTTTTCATGCTCAATAGTCCCCCTCAATACATTCGTCTGCTTCGGTGTAATATGCTCCGTCGTAGCCTTTTGCCATGACCTTTTCGTAGCAGCCGAAACAGACCAGCCGGAAAGTAATGCCGTGGCAGTCGCGCGTAAAGGTCATGTCCTCCCGCAGAAACTCGCCCTTGCAGACTGGGCATTCGATCTTCCGCACTTCCTCCCAGCCGGCGTCTTCCAGATCGTCGAAGCCGTTCCAAACGTCCTCCAAGACGATCTGCTTTTCCTCGTTGACAATCAGGCACGCGGCTTCGTCGCCGTAAAGTTCGCTTTCGAGCAGGAACAGGTGTGCGGTAAGCGTTTCCGGTTTGCCGTCCACGTCCGGGGTAATCTTATAATCGCCCTCGTCAATGACGTACCACGTTCCCTTGTGACCGGTGATCTCAATGCCGCCGCTGCTACGATCCAGCTTTTTACTCATCGTCATCGTCCTCCCCATAGTCTTCTTCAAAGCGGCCCTCGGTAATGCCGCCGTAGGTGTAGCCGTTGTCAAAACTCAGATAGACCGGCGTATCTTCATCGTACTGGGCGAGGAAGTTAATCAGCTCGCCGGCCGTCATCGTTCTGCGGATCTGGTCGATGCCGTAACCTTCGCGGAAAGTAGAACAAATCAGCTTTTTCATTGTCGGCGCTCCTTTCTCAAAATCTGAATACCAGCCCTTTGACCTCGCGGCGGCCTGATGGATCGTGCAGTGGATCGCGGGTAACAGTTCCGACACCCTCCAGATATGCGCCCTCGGCTACCAAGGCGTGGACACTTTCCATGAGCGCGGTTGACTGATCTGTGACGATAATCTCGTCAATATCAGCTGCGGTTAATGCGGCAACGAATTCTTTCATCACGCCGTCCTTAATCTGACTGCCCCATGGAAGCGCTCTGACCTCAAACATATCGGCTCGGTCTTCCGTGCTCTGCTCCCAGCTCCGGTATGCGTAAACCTGTCCGCGAGTGGGGTTCTTCTCCGTGTCGCGGAGTTTTTCAAAGTATTCCTTTGCGGTATCTCTGTTGAGCGTATCCAAAACCTCCTGCCTGATTTCATCGGTGATATTGATCTTCATCGTTGTTGCCTTTCTGCCCTCGTGACCTCCGGGGCGGGCGGTGGTTTAGCAGCAGTAGAAGCGGAGTTCGCCGTTGACCAGCTCATACATGAAGCAGGCGCAGTCAAAGCGGACGTAGTTCCAATCGGTGGCCTCGTACACGGGCGCGCGGTCGAAGGTACCAGCCTTGCGAATGCGGCGGTGCTTGTTGACCTCGTAGGTGTTGACCTCGTGCAGAATGCGGATCTTCTCGGGATCGAAGCCGCACTCGTCAGCGATAAACGCCTTGGCCTCCTCGTCGGTCATTGCCTTGCCGTATTTGGCAAGCTCCTCGTAACGCTTCTGCTCCATGTTCGTTCCGGTACCATCGCTGGGCTTCCATTCAAGCTCACGGTCCAGCTCGGCGGTCAGCTCGTCGATCCGCTTTTCACGGTCGGCCATATCCTTCTTGTACTGCCGCTCGCTCTCCAGCAGCAGGCTGTTCAGTCGGTCGATCTCGGCGGCCCTGGCCTTGCAGAGCTTCCGCGCCCCGCCGTCCTTGACGAAAGCCTTACAAAAGGCGTCCTTGTCACCGTCGAAGTCGTAATAGGCTTCTTCGATCTTGGCGTACTCTTTGGCGGTCGGCTCGAAGCCGGTGCGGTCGATAAATTCGGACATCATCATTTTGCGTTCCTCCTTGATTTTTCTGCCTTACTCGGTTATAATCAAGGCGGCGGGAGTAAGGCTTCCCGCTCGCCTTTCGGGGTGTTTGAGTAGCGGCGCTTTAGCGGGGGTCGCTACTCTTTTTATGCCTTGACCTTGCTATCTCGCACGATCTTTGCGGCGGTAGCCGGATCGTCGGCGGTTGCTTCAATCAGCTTTGCGATGTTCTCTAAGAACTGATTGAGCTCGGCGGTTGTCATCTCGTTCAAGTCCTCACTTCCTTTCGTAAGAGGCTTTCGACCTCTGCCTTACGAGTATATAGTACACCATTTTGATTTACTTGTCAATGGTTTTGATAAACTTTTTTGATTTATTTTCAAACTTTTTCAGTTGACAAGTCCACTCTTTTGATGTACTATGTGAAGTACAGAAAGGAGAGTGCATATTGTGTCGGTATCGGACAAGGTAAAGGGGCTGCTGGCTCTCTGCGGCAAGAAGCAGGTCGACATGGCTGCAAGCTTCGGAATGAGTAAGCAAACGATGGGAAACAAGATGAATCGCGGGAGTTGGTCTGCCAACGATCTCGCAAAGGCTGCGGAATTCTGCGGCTGCAAACTGGCGTTTATTATGCCAGACGGTCAGCAGATCATCATTGATGCCGAGGAAAAAGAAAAGGCCCCGGGCGAATGAACGCCCGAGGCCTCGGAGCAGGCTTAACGCTTGCTATGTATATCCGCGCCGGTGCGCGTCCTGACTCTGGTCTCCTTGTTTTCCTCTCGGATCATCAGGTCTGACAGCTCACACCCCAGCGCCTCACAAATAAGATCCAGATGCTCCAGGTTTACCCTTTCTGCGATCTCATGGTACAGGTCATTGATCGTCGAAGGTCGAATGCCTGTTGCCCTTGCAAGGTCAGCTTGTGACCACCTCCGCTCGCCAAGCCGGGTGGACAGTAAAATCCTAATCATAGCCATGCTCCTTTACGGTAGATTCTAACAACGATTTTAGAATCTCGCTGGATTTTGGTAGATTATAACGAAATCCGTTATGGCTATGAAAAAACACAAAGAGGCTACCGCGCAGGAACAATCCTGTGCAGTAGCCTCTTTTTTATTCTTCCGCGTCGAGCGGACAGACCAAAACGAAGACTCCGCCGACCATATAGATTGCAGAGATAGGAGCAGAGCCAGGCGACCTCTCGGTTCGTCTGGCTCTGCTTTGGTGGACCTGGGCAGAGCTTAAACGAACAGCGCCCGTTTCGATATTTTCTACATTGTCGATAACCGATGGATCCAGCGGGATCTCAACCGTGTTTTTACTTCCTGCGTAGTTGAATACGACCTTCATGTAGTCCTGACCGTCCGGGTTGTCGTAGACATAGACTGCGATCAAGAAAGTGTCGAACAACTCCGCTTGGTATTTCTTATCGTGGACATCTCCGGCCTGCAACTTTTTCAGCCACCCTACAAGCTGATCTCTGTTGACAGGAATGACGTCAGCTTTTGCCATTGTGATTTTCCGATCGATGTCCGACTGCTCCTTTTCCAACTCCATGAGACGGGCTTTTGTGGTAGGCGTGATGATGCCCTGCTCTATCGCCGCCATGAGATTTTTGATACTGCGCTGCGTGTCCTTCAGCTGGTCCTCCAAAAGCCCGATCCCGCTTGCGCTTTCCTGATGCTGGCTATACTCGACCACGCTGTCGGCAATCCAGTTGATCGTATCATCATCCAGTGTGCGGCGTTTGATTGCTTTTGCTACCTGAAGCTCGATGTCGTCCCGTCGCAGGTTTTTCTTCTCGCAGGTTTTTTCCGTGCGACGCTTCTGGCAGACGTAGTAGTAATGCAGGTTGCCAGAGCGGCTGGTGCCGGAGATGCCGGTCATTGGACTTTTGCAGTGTCCGCAGAACAGCTTGCCGGTAAGCAGATAGTCACCATTGACGCGGTGACGCCCTTGCGGATTCTTCTTCGTGGTGATCACCTCCTGGACCTTGAAGTAAAGCTCGTCGCTGATAATCCTCGGGATGCCGCCCTCTTTGCGGACATCGCCGTAGATATAGATGCCGCGATACCGTTCGTTGGAAAGGATCTTCTGAAAGCTCGACCGCCCCCACGGGCGACCGTACGAGGTCTTGATTCCCCGGGCATTCAGGCTGGCCATGATATCAACGAAAGCCTCACCGCAGGAAACGCGAGCGAATATCTCCCGGATAACCGCAGCCTTCGGCTCGTCGATGGCATAGTGCAGCGTTTCGTCCGCTTTATAGCCGTAGGGCAGATGGCCGTTCGCCACCATGCAATTCGCGGCGTTGTCATATAGGCCGCGCTTGATGTCCTCGGCCATGTTCTCGGAATAGAACTGGTTGACATTCATCATCGAGCGGGCGGCGAAGCGTCCAGCCGCAGTATCGTCGAAATCCTCCTCCACATAGAGAACGCGAACGCCCAGATCCTGAAGCCGAGCTTCGTTGATCAGAGCCTCCAGCATATTGCGCCCCATGCGGTTAGACTTCCACGCGATTACATAGCGGAACTTCCCTTTTGCAGCGTCAGTCATCATGCGCTGGAAGTCACGGCGCTTGTCGGTGCGGCCAGAAACGGCGCGGTCGGCATAGGTGTCAATGATTCTGATGCCATACTCCGCCGCCAGCTCGTAGCCCTTTTCGAACTGCTGCTCTACGGAAATGTCCTTCTGGTTGTGACTGCTGTACCGACCGTAGAGAACGCCCGGCTCTTCAACTTCCAGCTTCTTGCCCCGCTTCGGCTTCGCCGGGTGCTTTGCAGGTTTTCTCGGCAACAGCGCCACCCCCTTCTAACGATAGATTTGCAGTAGTAGATATTCAGAATCAGAAACAGATTACAGATACAGCTTCAGATACAGATACAGGTACAGAGACAGTGCGCGCACGATCGCGCGCACACGCACGCGCGCACGCGAGGTATCTGTACGGTATGGATACGGTATAGATACCCTATCCATAGGGTATCGGAATATGGGCTTAAATTAAGCGGACAGCTGTCCCGGTCGCGCAGATATTCATACCGAAAGGTGTGTAGCTTACCCCGACAACGGCATCCGCGCCAAGAGATGCCGCTTGTTGCAACAGGATTTCCGTCGCTCCATCGACACCAGCCTGCCAGCCGCGCTGCACACCCTTGTTCCCGCCGGGCATGACCATGACTTGCGCCGCCGATACGATGCCGAGATATTCGGAGACCGTGCGTCCTTCGACAGATAGTGTGGTCGTGATGATCATAAAATTACCTCCAATTTCCCATCATACAGCAACAAAATGTCGTTGTTTGTCAAAAGTGATTTTATTTCTTTTCGAGCAAAAGCGTGTGCATTTCTGTTACAATCCTTACATACACCACCGGCAAGAATATACGATTGGAGTTGATTAGATGCCTTCGAGCAAAGAAGCAGCCGCAATACTTCGGATTGTGGAAAAACTGGCCCAGGACAGAAAGAGAGAGGCAATCAGCCTTCTTGCCGGTTGGCGAGGTACTGAAGATAGTGAAGAGCCTCCGCTTTCTTCTCGGGAGAAAGTTGGAGAATAAGCGTCGTAAGCGCAATATCCATATCGTCCATAGGTCCGCCCTCTTTCGTGAGGGCGGACAATTCATTTGCGCAGTCCTCGGAAATATCCGACAGCAGATCGATGGGCATATCGTCCACGGCCGTGAGAAGATCTCCCAGAGACATCCCCATAGCTGTGGAAATCTTTTTGAGAGCCGGCAGAGATGGCGTTAGCGGAAGTCCGGTCTTAGGGTTCAAGTTTCTCTCCAGCATGGAAATATAGCCGTTTGACAGACCGCAGATAGCCGCAAACTGGCGCTGCGACAAGTCGTGTTCTTTGCGATATTCCTTCACGAAATCACTGAGCGTCATGAGAATGTCCCCCTAAATTTGTTTAATACATTATACATTGAGGTGCGGCCGGTGTCAATGCGGCTGTGAAATTTATTGAACATTTTTTGTGCAACCCACTTGACACGCTCTTGTGCATAGTGTAGTATGTCTGTGTAATCGGTTGAACACTTACGTCAACCAAGAAAGGAGGAAACGGCATGGGCTACAAGATTAAGGAACTGCGCGAAGCCATGAAAATGACGCAGGAAGAGCTGGCAGAGAAGAGCGGAGTAAGCCGTGGGACTATTTCTGCCCTTGAAAATGGCATCGACCGAACGACAACCTCGAAGACGCTGGTCAAACTTGCGCAGGCGCTCGATACCACCGTAGACCGTATTTTTTTTACCAAGGGTGTTTAATCGGCTAAATAGTATGTAAGGAGGTGAGCACTTTGCCCGGAAGCGCCAGCCAGGATGACCGCCGAATATCCCTCGAAGGCGAGCTGACCGATGAAATCAAAATCGACACATCGCTGATCCCCGAGCACGTCCGTATGCACCTTGCAGCAAAGACGCTGGAGTGTTTCAAAGCATTTTTAGCTGTTCCCGGCAATGCGGAATGGCTGGACGAACAGGTTGCCACAATGAAAGCGGCCGAGGCTGCAGCAATTCGAAAGGAGTGATGAAGATGGCATATTACCGGACTTGCCCTTACTGCGGCAGTAATAACGACCCCGGCGAGGCCTGTGATTGCCGCGCGGAAACGAAAAAAGAGTCCGCCCCGGCGCAACGGGAACGGACTCAGGCAAATGGATACCCGTACACAGTTTACCAGCCGGGTCGAGCCGCGTCAAGAACAAAGGAGGTGCGACCGTGGCTGAAGAGCTGAGAGAGCTCCGGCTTTCCAAGCAGATACCGGCCAAGGATATGGTCGCGGTGGTACAAGCCATCTACCCAAAGTACGACAAGACCGTTCAAAGCAAGTGCGAGAACGGAGACGCCTACGGCGTGAGCCTGCGGCCAGACGCGATGGCGGCGCTCTACGCGCACTTCGCGCCGGAGCTGGCAGAGGGCCGCAAAGCGGTCAAAAAGGACGCGCACCGGCTGACCTGTCGTATCTCGGCAAGGCTCGAAACCGCCAACTACGAGGCGTTGCAACGGCTGATAGAGGCTGAGGGCTACGCCACCACACAGGACTGGCTGACCGCCACCGTCCGCCGCTACATCGCAGAGGCAGGTGAAACCGAATGAACTACGATCTGCCAGACCACCCCGTTATCCAAAACATGGAGCGCACCGGCTACCCGGACGGCAAGGAGCCGACCTTCCCGATTTGCCCCGTCTGTGGTGAAGAGTGCGAGGAAATTTTCAGAGACAAAGATTTGAATATCGTCGGCTGCGATATCTGCATCAAGCAGTCCGACGCGTGGGAGGAGCCGGAGTGCTTCCCCGGAAAGGAGCATTGATGAAAGGACTGGTTATCACTACCGAAAACAAGATGCAGGTCAGGGAGTTCGGCGAGCCTGCCTATGAGACCATCGGAAAGGCTGTCGGCGGATGGATCGAGGTCGTACACCCGAAGGGCCTGCCCGATCCGTTCTGCATGGTCGTCAACGAGGAAGGACTGCTGCACGGTCTGCCGCTCAATTTGTTCGGCTGCATTCTCTACGATACCGTGCGCCACGGAAATCCCATTGTCGGAAACATCGTGATTCTCAAAGAAGGCTTCACCACGCCTGGCGAGAGAGACTTTATCGGGCTGGACGAGGACGACGTCAAATTCCTCGGCGCAATGGCCGTCAGTCTGAGCGGCGGCGGCATCAAGTGGGAAAGCGAGGCGCGATAATGGCAAAGTTCTATTTTACCTACGGCACGGACGGTCAGCCGTTTTTCGGCGGCTGGACTGAGGTCGAAGCCCCGGACGCTCACGCGGCCTGTGCTGCATTCCGCGCCTATCACCCCGATAAGACCGAGGGCTTAGTGAATTGCTCCAGCATCTATGACGAGGAGAAGTTCAAGCTGACCGAAATGTACCGGGAAAGCAATTTCGGTTTCCGGTGCCATGAAATCATCACTCTGCGGCGCGAAGCCGCTACCAACTGAAAGGAGCTATCACCATGATTAGAAACCCGAATGACATCCAAGAGGGCGCGAAGAAAATCCGCATGCTGATCGCCGGCTATCCCGGCATCGGAAAATCCACTCTGGCGCTGTCCGCCCCCAATCCCCTGCACATCGACGTTGACTTCGGTATCGACCGCATCGAGCCGCGCTACCGCAAGCCGTACATCCAGCCCCAGAGCTACGACGAGATCCTCGGCGATCTCACCCCCATCAATCTTCAGGACTTCGACACGCTGGTTTTCGATACCGGCGGCAAGCTGATCTCGCTGATGTCCCTGTGGGCCATCAAGAAAGACCCGAAGTATGGCCAGCGCGACGGCAGCCTCTCCCTCAAAGGCTACGGCTTTGTCGGCAAGGAATTTGTCCGGCTGATGGACTACTGCTTCTATGAGCTGCAGAAGAACATCGTCATCGTGTTCCACGCCACGGAGGAAAAGGACGGCGACAACACCCGCCTCCGTATCAAGGTCGAGGGCCAGACGAAAAACAACGTCTGGGAGCCTATGGACCTGGGCGGCTTCGTGGAGATTTACGGCAATGACCGCACCATCGGCTTCTCCAACTGCGAGAGGTATTTCGCCAAGGGGACGCGCGGTATCTCCGGCATTCGCAAAATCCCCGCACTCGGCCCGACCAGCCCTAACGACTTCCTGACGAAGCTGTTCGCCGAGTACAACGCCAAGGCCACCGCCGAGGTCGAGCAGAACGCAGTCGATCAGGCGGCATACGAGGCCGCGATGGTTGAGGGCACGGCCATCATCGCCGACATTGTCGATGCAGACACCGCCAACGCCGCCATGCCGAAATATCAGGCCATTAAGCACGCGCTGACCTCCAACAAGGAGCTGGGCGTTCTCTGGAACAAAAAGATCAAGGAATGCGGCCTGTTCTTCGACAAGGTTTTGAAGAAATACACGCCTGCGCCCGAGGAGGCAAAGGAGGCGGAGTAAATGGGACGCTACCTGATGACCCATTCCCTGTTGGCGTCCTGGCTCTACACCATGAAAGAAAACCCCTACGAGGACATGACGACAGAGCGCGATCCGATGGGCGAATTCATGCAGACGCTGCGCCGTGAGCCGACGCCGACCACGGAGGCCATGCAGAACGGCATCAAGTTCGAGGACATGGTGACGGACATCATCAACGGCCGCGCCGATCCCAACGATCCGTGGCATGCCGCCGCAGAAAAGGTCGCCCGGCGCTGCGCCGGTGGCGTCCTCCAGTACAAAGCCAAGAAGATTGTGGAGGTCGGCGGTATGAGCCTTCTTCTGTATGGCCGTCTGGACTGCTTGAAAGCCGGGGAGATCATCGACATCAAATTCACCAAGAGCTACGACACCGGCAAGTTCTTTTCCAGCACACAGCACCCCACCTACTTCGAGTTAATCCCCGAAGCGCGGCAGTTTACCTACATCGCCAGCAACGGGCGCGATGTATGGCCGGAAACATACTTCCGTGAGGACGCTCCCAGCATCTTCCCTGTCATTTCCGACTTCTTCGACTGGCTCCGGGCGGTGGATCTGATGCAGGTATACCAGGAGAAGTGGGCGACGCTATGAACGGCAAGCTGAAAGACTGGTCGTTCTCCCGCTACGGCAAGAGCTACGGCAAAATCTATCTCTGCCGGAACTGCATGGCATACGTC